GGCCGTGGGCGCGAAACCGGAGGGCGTTCGGCCGTGACCTTCTGAGCGTCGCGCGGCGCCAACGGCCGTTCGGTGAGGGCGGCTTCTTAGGGATCGCCTCGTCAGGCGAGAAGTTTCGGGTTGCACACTCCTCAGGTGTGGCGCAATCTGAGCGGGCATCCCAAATGCAGCGATCCAGAGAACCCCGCCGGCTCCGGTCGGTGGGGTTCTTCGCGTGAGGTCTTGCGGAATCTGTAAAGAGATTTACATTACGTCGAAGTTTGGATGATGTTCAGATGGCCAATGCAGCTCTCAGGATCGCGCCGGACGCCGGATATGGCGCCGATGCGCTGCGTGATCCCGACCAGCGTCGACGCCTCTCGGCGCCGGCCATGGCGCTGTTTCTTCGGACCTGCGACCTCTGGGACCTGAAGGTCGAGGAGCGGATGGCGATCCTGGGTGGAGTGTCGCGCCAGACTTATCATAACTGGAAATCCGGCAAGGTCGGGGCGCTGGGCCGAGACCAGCTCGAGCGGATTTCGCTGGTGCTGGGGATACTCAAGGGTCTGCGCCTGGTCTTCGCGGAGGATGGACATGGGGTGCGATGGCTGAGGGCCGCCAATAACGAACCTGCGTTCGGCGGACGTGCGCCGCTGGAGATGATGAGCGACGGCGGTATGTCCGGGCTATTCGAGGTGCGCCGCTATCTGGACGCCTGGCGTGGGGTGAAATGAGTTTCCGGCGGTCGCGCGTGCAGGCGCGCACGCACCGGCTGATCGCCTCCCGCTTTCCCACCGTCGGCGTCTTTGACGACATCGCCGCGAGCGAGGAGGAGCTGCGGGTCGCCTTCCTGCTGGAGGACCTGACCAACGTGCGCAGCCAAGCGCGCCTGAACGCCCTGCCGGCCGGCGGAGTCGCCAGCGGCGCCACCGCTTCGCTGGCGATGGCGGCGTTTCTGCACTGCGCGCCAGAGGGCGGGCGGTTTTCGGACGGTGACCTGGGCGCATGGTATGCGGCCACGGACCTGCAGACGGCCATCGCCGAGACGATCTATCACCACGAGCGCCGGCTGCGGGCGTCGGCGGCCGGGTTTCCGGCGCGGATCCAGATGCGCGAGCTGGTCGTGCGACTGAACGCCGACCTGTTGGACCTGCGCGGCGCCCAGGCGTCACGTCCGGAACTCTATCACCCCTCGGACTATGGCGCCTCGCAAGCCTTTGCGCGCGAGCGGCGCTGGCCATACGCCGATCCGGGAGAAGACGGTTTCGTCTTCGACAGCGTGCGGCGCGGAGGCGGCGTGAACGTCGCGATCTTTCGGCCGGCCGCCCTGCGCCTGCCAATCGGGCAGGGCGATCACTATGAGTACGTCTGGGATGCGGGCGGCGATCTGGCTGTACTCAAGCTCAGCCTGGTGAAGCGGTGACTCTGCATTTGTTCTCATTTTGTTCTTGATTTTCGCAGGGAAATCGGCGATCATTTCCGTAGTGGTGAGAGTTGCGGGTCGGCCCGCCGCGCCGCGTTCCGGAGAATGTGATGACCATCATGCCCAGGGGTGAGCCCCGGTCAGTCCCTGACCCGTGGGGCGATCTCTACGACCGTGTCTTTTCGCGCCGGCGACAGCCCGACCCGTGGTGGGGAACATTCGATCCGGCGCCGTACGACGTGACAAATCCCGTCTACCGCGGTGAGGCTCCGGTTTGGTGTTCGCCGATCTATCGACGCGGTGAATGGCCGCGATACAGGTCGGTCTAATTCGGCGGCAGCGCCGCTGGCGACCCGACCCATGGCCCCTCGCGGCCTGACATCGACGGCCCCAGCGCCGCCGAAGGAGTTCCATGAGCGACATCATCAAGGACGCCCGTGCGGCGTTCGACCTCGCGCGCGAGCATGAGGCCGAGAACCGGCGCGAGGCGCTGGACGACATCCGTTTCGCGCGGCTGGGCGAGCAGTGGCCGGCGGCGATCCGGCGCGACCGGGAGCTGGACGGGCGGCCTTGCCTGACCATCAACCGGCTGCCGTCCTTCATTCGTCAGGTCGTCAACGACGCGCGGCTGAACAAGCCCTCGATCACCTGCCATCCGGTCGACAGCGGCGCCGATCCCGAGACCGCCGAGGTCTTCAATGGCCTGATCCGCAACATCGAGCAGGGCTCGGATGCGGAAGTCGCTTACGACACGGCTCTGGACTTCGCGGTGACCGGCGGCTTCGGTTACTTCCGGATCAACACACGCTACGCCAGCGACGACGTCTTCGACCAGGACCTGGTCATCGAGCGCGTGGCCGATCCGTTCTCGATCTATGGCGACCCGGCCTCAGCTGCGGCGGACTCTTCGGACTGGAATACGGCCTTCGTGGTCGACGCCATGTCCAAGGCCGATTTCGCCGCGCGGTGGAAAGGCGCCGATGCGGTCGATTGGGAGGCTGATGCCTATGGCGGCGTGGCCGATCCCTGGCGCGAGGGCGACCGGGTGATGGTCGCCGAATACTGGCGGCGCGAGGCGGTGACGCGCTCGATCCTGGCCCTGTCCGATGGCCAGGTGATGGCTCAGGACGTCTACGAGCAGCAGAAGGACGTGTTCGACGCTTTGGGCGTCAGCGTCGTAGGGCGTCCCAGGCAGGTTCCTTCGCATCGGGTCGTGCAGCGGATCATGAGCGGAGCACAGGTGCTGGAGACAGTCGACTGGGCGGGCAAGTACATTCCCATCGTGCCGGTCTATGGCGAGGAACTGCATGTCGACGGCCGCCGGCGGCTGCGCAGCTTGGTGCGGGACGCCAAGGACCCGCAGCGGATGTTCAACTACTGGCGCACGGTTTCGACCGAGCTGGTGGCCCTAGCGCCCAAGACCCCGTTCATCGGCCGCAAGGGGGCATTCGAGACCGATGCGGTGAAGTGGGCCACCGCCAACACCCAGACCCATGCCTATATCGAGTACGACGGCCCTGAACCGCCGATGCGCCAACCCTTCGTCGGCACCCCGGTGGGGGCTATCCAGGAAGCGCTGCATGCCGGCGACGACATGAAGAACATCATGGGTCTGCATGACGCCAGCCTGGGTGCGCGATCGAATGAAACCTCGGGCCGAGCGATCATGGCGCGCCAGCGGGAAGGGGACGTTTCGACCTTCCACTACATCGACAACCTGAGCCGAGCGATCCGCCATGCTGGCCGCATCCTCATCGACCTGATCCCCAAGGTCTATTCGACCCCGCGGGTCCTGCGCGTGCTGGGCCCGGGCGGCGAGGCGCAGATGGCGCCGGTGAACCAGAAGTTTCAGGCGGAGGTCGTCGACGCCGCCGGTCAGGTTCGGAAGATCGAGAAAATCTACGACCTGGGCGTGGGCAAGTACGATGTCACGGTCCGATCCGGCCCCAGCTTCACTAGCCGCCGCGAGGAAGCGGCGACCCAGATGATCGAGCTGATCCGGGCCTATCCGCCGGCCGCCCCCGTGATAGGCGACCTGCTGGCGCGCAATCTCGACTGGCCGGGCGCCGACGAAATCGCTCAGCGTCTGGCGGCCATGCTGCCGGAGCAACTCAAGGGCGCAGAGCCGCAGGTCGAGCAGGCCAAGGCGCAGATGGCCAAGCTGGTCCAAGCGCTGCAGGCCGCCCAGGGGCGGATCGCCGCCCTGGAGCAAGACCGGGCCCACGAGGCGCGGCGACTGGAGATCGAGGCTTTCGAGGCTGAGACGAACCGAATGCGGGCGATGAACAATACTGGGGAGAACGGGATTCGACGCCTCGATCCGGACGGCCCGCACCTGCATGGCGTCCCCGGCGGACCGACAGCCTGATGGCGTCATAGCCGGCGGGCCTGGGTTGAGGGGGCCTTCTTCCTCGCCGGGACGCGAGAGGCCGCGCTTATGTCGGCCGCCTCTTAGCGACGACGCTTCCACGAAAATTTGCGCTGCGACCAGCCTGACTAAGACAGGCCTATCGCAGGCTTGCCGAGATTCTATCAGGAGGGTTCATGGTTGGGCCTCAAGATCATCCACTGCGGAACATTCTGCTCACCCCTATTGATCTGGGCACGGTCATCAAGTGGAAGGGCGCGCCGCATGAGCTCAGGGGGCTCGGGGCGTCTCCCAAGCCCAAGGGGCGGCCACCCCTACCGGAAACGGCTCCGCCGAAAGGTGGGACACGCGTCCAGATGCGCGCCTTCGATATCGCGGAGACCAAACTGGGCGTGGATCTGCCGGACTGGCTGGAAAAGCGACTGCCGGACCATGCCTATGTGCAGTACGACGATGGCCGGGATCGCATCATCGCGCGGGGCGGCCCTTCCAAGGGCAAGGGCTTCATCGCGGACGGCCTGGGCGGCCGGCTTCGGGTCGTTAGCGAGGTTCAGCCGGCGGAGCGTAGCGTCGACAACGGTCTTGGCACAAAGCTGATCGATGAAACCTTCATTCCCGGTAGGACCGCGCAGGAGGTGGCGCGCCCAGCGCGGACTTACTCAGCCGGCGTCAACCGCGGCCAGAACCTCTACGGCGCCAAGGTCAACTCGAACAGCTTCGCTGGTGGCGCACACGAACAGTCTACGGGGCGGCGCGCAGGCACCGCAGAGATGTGGGGCCACGAAACGCGCCTAGGCGATGGCCTGTTGCCTCCCGATTTCCAGCGTTCGCGCCGACTATTGGGACCTGGCTTGGGTTCGACGGGGCTTGGGCGCGCGATTACCGCGGTCGCCGAGGATGTCGGCGACCGACTCGGGGGGCGATCGTTCAGGTTCGACTATTGAAGCGCAGCCTTCTTGGGCAGGGCGGCGAGGATGAGCAGAGCCGTGAGGCCGCAGCAGACGACGCCGAACAACGACACCATGAAGAGCAGGAGAAGGGCCCCGAAGTCGTCTTCTGCTCCGTTCGTGAATGGCGTCAGAACGGCTAGCAGGCACGTGGCGATCACTGTGGGTGTCGCGATGATCCAGAACGCGACGCCTTTCCCGCGACTTCCACGGACACGTCCGGCGACGGCTCGGATCATGGTGACGACCGTTGCTGCAGTGATAGCTGTCAGTCCATACGTCCATGCCAGGACTGCCGGCTGGACGAACCAAGCCGGATCCCAGAGAGCCAGCGAAAACAACGCTACGAACGCCAGGGCGCAAAGTATGGGAAGCCGGAAAGGTTTCATCTGCGAACGCGTCCTTGGCGGGGGGTGTCGACTCTTGGTCCGTCCAAATTAGGCCATGCGGTCGGCTGGCGCGGCCGCCCTGGTCGGGAAGAAAGCGATGAGGAGCAGCGCTGCTAGGCCGCCGGCAATGATGCCGAATATGGGCAGCATCGCGAGCCCCAGCTCATCATCGGCTCCTGGTTGAGCAGGGGCCACCATCAGCAGGACAAGAAAAAGGTCGGCCAGGAGGGTGGGGATGGCGATAATCCAATGAAGGATGCGCCTGATGACGCTGTTCCTGACCTGCTCAGCTCCGGCCCAGATCAAGCTCACGACCATCGTCGTAAGCAGCGCCGAGAGCCCGTAGGCGAAGGCTTTGTCGGACACCCGCAATAAAAGCCATTCTGGCCCCCAAACGACGCATAAGAGCAATGCGACGAACAGGGCTCCGCAGAGCAGCGGCAGATCAAAGGGCTCCATACGGACCCGATGGAGGCGTGCGGTGGTTCCGCCGCCTTCGGAAACCAGTTTCATAAGCGCTCCGTGTTCTTTTATTGTTCTAGAGTCGCCGGAGGGCAACATCAAGTCATGATCGCGCGCTGCGCCGACGAGCTACAGTCAGCATGTTCATATTTTGTTCTTGACGTTCGCCGGTGATTTTGAGAGGATATTGATATCGGGGAGAGGTGCGCGGGGCGGGGCCTAGCGCGGTCGATCCTTTCTCCCGCTTCGCGGATCGCGCGGCGGCAAGGCGCGGGACGCGGGGCGTCTCGCTTGGCAACGGCCTCGCGCGCCGAGGCGGCATCCAGAGGACAACATGCAAAGAGACGACGCGTCGATCTTCGGCGGGCTTTCGCCTGCGCAGATGGTGGGCCAGGCGCCCGAACTTCAGGACGACGAGACCGAAGAGGTCGAACACGACGGCCAGTTCTATCGCATTCCGCGGGCGCTCTCGGGCGCCTTCATGGCCAATGCCGACTATGCGCAGAAGCTGCAGGAACTGGCGGAGCATCGGCGGGGGATCGACCGCGATCGCAACGGCCTGGCTCTGCAGTCGGAGCTGATGCAGGCCACCCTGGCCGACCGGGCGAATCTGGCGGCGATCGATAGCCAGCTCGGGCACCTGCAGGAGGTCGACTGGGACGTGCTCGGCGAGGAGGACCCGCAGACGGCCCAGCATCTGTGGGGCCAGTACCAGCGACTTGCTGAGGCACGCGATCGCTTCGCCTGGTCGCTGACGCAGAACGAACATCGGGCCCGCCAGCAGGCCGAGCGCGACATGGCCGAGCAATTGATGCAGACCGGCAAGATCCTGGCCGCCGAGATTGACGGATGGTCGCCGGACGTGGCGACCAAGCTGGTGGAGTATGCGGCCGCCTTCGGTGTGACGCTTGACGAGTTGCGCGAGGTGGCGGACCCGCGGCTGTGGAAGATCCTGCATCGCGCGCACCTCGGCGACGAGGCGGCCAAACGGCAGGAAACCACGCGTCAGGCCGAGCAGCGCCAAGCCGTGCGTCCCGCCGTCCAGGTAAGCGGGGCGGTCGGCGCCAGCAGCGGCGTGCGCGATGAAATGGCTACGCGCGAGTGGATGCGCCGGCGCAGCGATCAGGCCTTGAGGGCGCGTTGATCGCCAAGCCGGTCATCGCCGGCATAGCGCGGGGGCTGGCGAGCTAGGGGCGCGTCCGTGAGCAGCATCTGGCGCGGATCGGTCGCTGGCCGATGCGCCGCTGCACACCCAAGCCGCCTATTCCGGCCGCCGTCGGCCGAGCAAGCCGCGACGCGGCTTGTCCACGGGTTCGGGCCGGCCAAGCGCCGGTCGCGGCTCCGGACAGCGCCGCCGCTCGGCGGCGCGTACACGACCGCCGCGCGATAACGCGGCGCTTTCCTGAAACCTGCCGACCTTCACGGGGCCGCCGCTGGCCGTCCCGCGCCTCGGCGCGCACATTGAAAAGGACAGTATGGCCAATACGCTGCTTTCCCCTACGTCGGTGACCCGCGAGGCGCTGCGGGTTCTGCACCAGAAGCTGAACTTCGTGGGCTCCATCACCCGCGAATATGACGACAGCTTCGCGCGTCAGGGCGCCAAGATCGGCGATACCCTGAAGGTGCGCTTGCCGAACGAGTACACCGTCCGCACTGGTTCGACGCTGGACGCCAAGGACGTCAAGGAGGCCAGCGTCGACCTCAAGGTCGCCACCCAGAAGGGCGTCGATCTGAACTTCACCTCGGCGGACCTGACTCTCTCGCTCGATGACTTCTCCGAGCGGATCATCGAGCCGGCTATGTCGGTTCTCGCGGCCAATATCGAGGCCGACGCGATGAACATGTACAAGGATGTCGCCCAGTCGATCTGGCTGACCGGAGCCCCGACCTTCAAGGACGTGCTCAACGGCCGACAAAAGCTGGTCGACGCCCTTGCGCCGCTCAACAAACGCACCGCGAACCTGAATTCGCAGAACAACACCGACCTGGTGGACGCCCTGAAGGGGCTGTTCAACGATCAGAAGCAGCTCTCCGAGCAGTATCGCGAGGGCTATATGGGCCGCACCGCCGGCTTCGACTTCGTCGAGAACACGCTGTGGCCTGCGCACATGCGCGGCGCGGCGAACGCCTCCTACACCACCAACACCCAGGTGGGTGTGATCCCCGCCGGATCGGAGACGCCGATCTCGACGATCACGCTCGCGGGTGGCGCGGGGAACTTCAAAAAGGGCGATGTCATCGAGATCGCCAACGTCCTGCGCGCGCATCCGGAAACCAAGAACGCCACGGGCGTTCGTATGCAGTTCGTCGTTACCGATGATTTCGCCGGCAGTTCGATTACGATCTCGCCGGCCATCGTCACCGGCGGCGCCCGCCAGAACGTCATCATCCCTGCGACCTCGGCGACTGCTCAGGTCTTTGTGGCGGGCAACCTGTCCAAGCTCTCCGGTACGTCTCTGCTCTATCAGAAGGGCGCCTTCGCCTTTGCGACGGCCGATCTGCAGATGCCGCGCGGCGTCGATTTTGCGGCCCGCGAGGTCTTCGACGGCGTGTCGATGCGTGTGGTCCGCCAATACGACATCAACAGCGACAAGTTCCCCTGCCGTCTGGACGTCCTCTACGGCTACCGGACCCTGCGGCCGCAGCTGGCGACGCGTCTGCACTCGAACGAGGTCTAGGTCGCGCCGTCGCGGCCGATAGCCAGGGCCGTCCCTCCTTTGGGGCGGTCCTTTCCTTCTCTCCTCTTCAAGTGCGAGGCAGGCATGGACGCCAGTCAGATTTCAAGTGACATGGAAATTGTCACGCCCAGCGACACGAACCTCTGCAACGGCGTGGGTTTCGTCTTCACCGGCGGCGATTGCGCGGTGGTGACCGATCGCGGGCGTACGGTGGTCGTGCCGGCCGCATTCGCAGGCATAATCTTCCCCCAGGCGATCGACCAGGTGCGCGCGACCGGCACGACAGCCACCAGCGTCATCGTCTTCCGGGGTTGACGTGAAGAGCGCTCTGGCCCTGGCCTTCCCCGCCGTCCGTCAGAAGGCCGGAGCGCTGCCAGCGTTCGTGGTGCGACGAGATATCTATGACGTGAGCTTCTATGGCTCGTCGTCGACCTCTGGGAACCAGGATGGGAGCGGCGTGACAGTGACGACCGCGCTTGCGGCGGTTCCCGGAAATAGGGCGATCTACAACGACGGGGCCGGCGGTTCAGACACGTCGCTCACGGGTACGGGCGTCCGAAAGCGGATGTCCGACGCCTCGGCTGCCCGGAAATTCGGTACGTCGATCATCCAATACGACACGAACGACTGGGTGCAGGGCAGCGCCCTGGGGATCGACATCTCCAAGATGGGCGAGTTCCTTTCCAGCGCCATGACGTTCCTCGATCCCGCCGCGGTGAACGGCAAGCGTTTCGCGGTCTGGGTGGGAACCGAGTACAGCTATGGCAATCCGACAAACACCCGCAACCGGCGGTTTCAGCGCGAGCTTTGGTCCCAGCTCCCCGGCCAAGTCATCAACATGCAGGAATACTGGTCGCGGGCTTCGATCGACCCAGCGTTCGTCGTGGCCAGCGGGACCTTTGCCGGAGCGACCGACACGACATCCAAGGCGAATGGAGGAATCCCGGTCAGCTATCAACTAGTTGATCGCAGTCATCTGCTTGGCAAAGGGTACCAGTACTTCTTCGCCAGCTGGGAGAAGGATTTCGTCGAAGCCCAGGAGACGGGCGGTTGCCCGTTTTTCGCGATCTTTCCGTATTATACAGTCCTCCCGAGCGCTCAGACGCTGGGCGGCGATGTCGTCCAACTGCAATATTTGGGCAGCTTGTCTGGCGTGGGCCTGACCGTAGAGACTCTGACCGGGGCACCGCACCCGCACTTCGGGGTCTCGGGATCAGCGATGCTGACCCGAGTGTCGGGCGCGGTGCTCAAATCGCAGTTTGAAGAGTTCGTTCTTCGGGTCACCCGCAATGGGGTGACCAAGCGATACTATCAGAAGGTCGCCATTGGCTCGCTGACCACGGCGCCTCAACGCAAGCAGATCGACGGCCACGTCTGGGGCACGCTGGAGACGAACGACTACGGCGGAACGATAGCCGAGCCGATTTTCGACAGGACGACGGCGCGGGTTTGGAGGGGACTTGGTGCGGGGCCGTTCTACGAGCTGTCGATCGTCACCGACTATGAGCCTGGAAGTGACGGCGACGATCAGTATCCTTTTTTCCAGGCCTCCGGCATCCAGATGCGGCGGGTTAGTTCCGGTCTTATGCGCATCCTGGTGAACGACGCGGACGGCGCCTCGATAGGCAGTATTTCGGCGGCCGGCGCGACAGTTGCGAACGGGCGACAGTATTGGTTCTACAGCGCCAAGGTCGATGTCGGCGCCTATCAGGAACTGATCGGCGACATCGGCGCGAGCGCGCCGCGCGCTGTGGTGAACAGCCCGACGCCCAGCAAGCCGAACCTCAACCTCAACCCCCTCGTCGCAACCGCTCCCGCCACGCCGCAAACCTTCATTCTGTCCAACGCCACGCCTGGCCAGACGAACGGCGTGGGCATGCCGACTACCGCCAATGTCGTGAAACGCAAGGCGGGGTTCATTTGGATGGCGGCTGCGGCCATCGACTTCAGCGTCGAGGTCAACCGCCTCCTGTTCCGCAGTAGTCTAAACTCGCCAGTGGACCTTGGAACGGCAGACCCTGGCAAGCGGCCGGGCGACGGCCGATCAGTGATCGTTCAGTCGGGCGGCCGAGGCCTTAACGTCGGCGCCACGATCACTCCGTTCTTCTACGATCGGGGCGGCGCTGCGGATTTCGGAAAGAACTTCGGCGCCGGCGGCGATTTCGAAGTCTGGAACCGGCGTGACCCGACCGGCGCGGATCTAGCCCAGGGCGTGGCGCAAAGCCTTTAGCAGCAAGCCTATGGATAATGCTGCTCATCTCTCGCGACATCGGACTTGTCACCGTCATTGTGCGGTACGGAGGGTAATGTGAAGAACGCACTTGCTCTTGCCTTGCCTGCCTCTCGGAGAGGAGGGGGGGGCGTCATCCTGCGCCATGGCCTTCTATCCAGCCGTCTCCGCTGGCCAAGCATGGGGAATGAGGCGAACAAGAAGATGATGAGCCGATCTGCCCAGCAAGCTACTAGCGATATTACGACCTTTAAATTATCTTTTGCAGGTTTTCGAGGGGATAGCACTGAAAAAGGTTTTGTAGATAGCACGATTTCCGAAAGTGTATTGACTATAACCTGCAGTATTGAGTATCCAGCCGGAGTTTTCAAGCGGGTCACATTCAGCGGAGCTCACCAGGCACCTGGAGGTAATCCCAATTTGGGCCAGTTGAAGTGTCCGGTGGGTAGTGGCGCGACGGCTGACGGCTACTTATGCTGGTCCGATTGGGTGACACTTGCGATACCGAAAGGCGCTTGGTTTTGGGTTCGCCATTTCACCGAAACTCTCAGCGGCGCGGGCGGCATTTTCTATAACGGTAGCGCCACGAACGTGACACGCGACACGGCTAACGGTGATCTGCTGAACGTCGGGGTCTCGGCCGCGGATATGACGATGGGAGGCACTATCCCCCAGAGCATCAGCGGTACCTGCGCCGGGCCGGCACTGATCGTTGGGCCGACAGTCGAACCGTCTGTCGCGCTTGTCGGCGACAGTATCATGTGGGGGCAGAACCACTATGATCCGTCGTTTCGCGTCGGCATCATCGGAACGTCGATCCCTACCGCCGTCGCTATCGTCAATCTTGGCTCGCCTGGCGCAACCCCATCCGACTGGTACAGCAAGATGCCGAATCGTAGCGAGGCGATCCCGTATGTCTCACATATGGTCAATAATCTTGGAATCAACGCTGTGAGCAACGCAGCAAGCTTGAACGCCGTTGTCGCTAGCCGATTCGCTCCCGAGGTCAGGAAGTACCTGTGCACGCTCACGCCACGTAGTTCTTCGACTGATGCATGGGGGACCGAGGCAAGTCAGAATTCGGCGGGATACGCCCCTAATAATCTAGCCTACAATGCTCAAGTTCGCGCAGGCGTCGCGGGATACGACGCCTATATCGAAACCTGCCGCGGTTGGATGGAAGGAAACACGCTCGACAGCTATGTCTGGCGGGTTGATGCCGGGGTTGGAAAGTTTACCGGCGATGGCTTGCACCCGAACGTGACGGCCAACGTATGGGGTCGAGATCAGGGTAAAATTCCGCTAACACTCTGGAATTTTTGAAGAGTATTTATCGTTTGTGGCGCGCCGCTGGCACCGACCAGACCTGACCATCGCGAGGGCTCGACCTCGCGTGCCGATCAAAGCGGGTAACCCCGCGCTTGATCGACCGAAGATGATCGAAACCTCGAAGGGCTTGACGGTGCGCTGATCGCGCACGGAGGCAATTGCATGCCCATCTCCACCTACGCCGACCTCAAGAGCGCCGTCGCGGACTGGCTGGAGCGCTCGGATTTGGCCGGGCGCATTCCGGACTTCATAACGCTGGCCGAAAGCCGTCTTAACAGGCTGTTCCGCGGACGCATGAGCGAGGTCAATACGACGCTCGCCGCTTCAGCGGGCGTGCGGATCGTCGCTCTGCCGGGGGGCTTCTCCGAGGCAGTGTCAGTGCGCCTGGCAGGCTGTGTCGACCCTCTTCGCTTCGTCGATCCGGGACTGATTGAAGCGCGTACAGACGCTGGCCAGCCGAGGTATTGGACGATCGACGGCGGGGCGCTCGTCTTCGAGCGACCGACCGACAAGGCCTACGCGGTGACATTGCGCCATTTGCGCAAATTCGTGCTTTCGGATGCAGAGCCGTCCAACCCGATTTTGGCGGACTATCCGGATCTCTATCTCTTCGGCGCCTTACTGGAAGCGGCGCCTTTCCTTCGCGACGCAGATCTCCTGGCCTTGTTCCAGACACGCTTTGACGCCGCATTGCGCGAGGCGAACGCCAAGGAGCACGAGAACCGGGCGCGCGCCCAGCTGCGCGGTGAGCGCGGACTTGTGGGGCAGGGCGCCTACTCCATCCGGGCGGGCTGATGGCGGGTCTCGTTGCGCCGGTCGACCCCCGGCAGGATCCTCGGCCGTTCTTTCAGGCGGTCGTGGACGCCATCACGCAGCTTCAACAGCCGAGCCAGCCCGTCCTGGTTCATGCCGTCGCCGCCAGGGAGCTTCCCCCGGCCGCCGATTGGCCAAACGGCGTCCTGCGCGTCGCCGATCTTAACATTCTCGCCGTCTCGAACGGCGTCGCCTGGATCAGGCAAGACACGGGAGTCGCCATTGCCTAGCACCTGGTCCCCTCGCTTTCGCCTAAATTATCAGGCGCCTGGCGAGGGCCTGAACCGTTGGGGCACCACCCTCAATCAGGACGTCTTTCAACCACTCGAAGATGCACTGGCCAAGCGGGTCGCCTTCTCGCTGTCGGGCGCCAAGACGCTGAGCACGGCTAACGGTAGTGAGGACGAGGCGCGTTGCGCGTTCCTCGACGTGACTGGGGGCGTCGGAGGCTCGATCATCGCGCCGGCTGTCGAGAAGTGGTACATTGTCCGCAACAATGCTTCCGGAGACGTGACGATGACCTCCGGCGGCGGCGCGACCGCCGTGGTCAAGCCCGGCGAGATCGGACTGGTCGTTTGCGACGCCATCAATTTCCGCCGGGCGCAGTTCACGGACATGGGCAACGCCCGACTGACTGGACTGGCTGACCCCTTGGAGGCGCAAGACGCCGTCACCCGAAGCTATGTCGACGGGCTCGCGTTCGGAGGCGCCGAACTGCCCGGTCAGTTGGGCAACTCAGGCAAATTCCTGACGACCAACGGCACGACGGCTTCCTGGGGCGAGATCGGCGTAACGTCGGTCAGAGCGCCCACCTCAGGCGCGACCTATGTCAAGAACAGCGCCGGGGCCGTCCTGGGCGGTTTCTCGGCGTCCTCAGGCGGCGCCCTTCAGCTTCTCAACGCCGCCGGCAACCGTCGCCTTCAGAGCGACCCCAACGGAACGATCACCGCCTACACCGACGGCGGGGTCGGGACCGTACTTGCATCTCAGAACTACGCCCTTGGTCTGGCCGTCGCCATGGCCGTCGCGCTCTAGGAGGCTCCTTTGCCCGCTACCGCCAATTCCTTCATCTCGCCGCAAACCATCCAGTCCGCGAGCGTCATGCTCGCCTCGGCGCAGAACGGGAGTCTCCAGGCGCCGACGAGTACGGTTCTGTTGCTCACCGCCGGCGCCAACGGCGCGCGGCTGACGCGGTTGGAGGTGCTTGCAACCAACACGCAGCAAGCGACGCAGGTGCAGTTCTTCCGCTCGACGGACCTCGGAACGACCAAGCGGCTGATCCGAGCCAAGGGGTTTCCCGCCTATACGATCGCCAACACCAACGACATTCCGATCCTTGATTTCGGATACTCCGACGTGAGCCCGCTTATTCTCGGTGCGAACGAGCAGATTTACGTCGCATCTGCAATGCCGGTGAACGGGATCAATGCTCGCGCCGAATGGGGTGACTACTGATGCAGCTCACGCCCGGGCTGCGCGGTCAGGTGGCAGCTGGACCGTTCCTGGTCGCCGGGCAGGGCGTGTCGCGGGGCGTGCGAGGCGTTTCGGGTCTGCGCCCAGTCCAGGGGGTCATCCCGTTTGCCCGTGTCGGCGGCAGTCTCGACATGTATCAGGACACCTCCAGCTACACGACCGGACTTGTGACCGCTGCCCCGACGTTCACGCGCCGCGGTGAAGCGGTGGAAGGCACGTGGACACAGCTGTCGGGGCTGGCCGGAACGCCAACGGATCCGACCAGTGCGACGACACGATTCCAGTTCTGGATTTCTACGCCGGGAATCTATCCTCAGGTCTGGCGCTACACCGGCCGCAATCAGTTCGGTGAAGGCGGTGAGCTCGATGTCTTCTTTACGTTGCAGCGGGCGTCCGCGCCGCCCCCGAACCTCACGCTGAGCGCCTCCAACGCGCATCAGGCTGGCGATTCGTCTGGTACGATCAACGTCACTGCGGGTTCTACTGCGAATGCGTCGGGCGGCTCGGGCAGCGGCTACACCTATTCCTGGCCGGACATCTCCGGCTTCACCAAGTCGCCGTCAGGCAACATCTGCTATTATGGTGTCGCTTTGGGACCGAGCGAGAGCCGCTCAGGCTCCGGGACGGTTTATGTTACCGACAGCAATGGTGCGACAGCCTCGGCATCGTTCAACGTGCTGTGTGAGAATACGGCCGCGCTCCCGTCTTTCAGCGTTTCGGTCAGTCCGAGCTCGGTCAGCGGTGGCGATCCCTACCAAATGGGGGTTTCCGAGACGGACGTGGCGACTGCGACCGCGACCGGCGCTATTGGCGCCGTCACCTGGGAGTGGAAGCTCGTCTCGGGTGTCGGTGCGCCGAGTTCTCCGAATGCGGCGTCCACGAACTTCAACTTCAGCACCACCATCAATGGCCCTTACAGCGGCGTGTTCCGCGTGACCGGGACCGATAGCCGGAATCGGACGGCCCACGCGGACGTCGCAGCCAGCTTCTACATCTACCTTTCACAAGGACCGTGGAACTAGGGGGAGGATCAATGCGCATCCCGTTACGGATCCCGCCTGGCCTCAACGCGGACGACACGACCTATGCAGCCACCGGACGTTGGTCGGACTGCGACAAGGTTCGTTTCGATCGAGACCTGCCGCAGACGATCGGCGGCTGGGAAAGCCTTACAACCGATCTGCTCGCCGGCGTCTGCCGCTCCGTCTTCGTCTGGTCGGACAACGCCGCGTCGCTGAATATCGGCTTCGGCACCCATTCCGCGCTCCAGGTGTGGGTGGGAGGCGTGCTCGCCTCGATCACCCCGACGCTGGCGCTGCCGCCCGTCGCCCTCCGCGGCGACGACGTGACCGTCACGAACGGTTCACCGCTTCTGACCGTCAAGCTGGCTAGTCACGGCCTGCAGGACGGGGAGGCCGTGACCGTATCCGGCGGTGTCGGCGTCGGGCGCGTCGCGCCGGCTGGAGACTATCTGGTCACGGTGGTGGACGCGGACACGTTCACCGTCACTGCGGCCACCAGCGCCCAGCTTTCCAAGACGCTCGCATCGAACCCCCTGGCGGTCGAGAAGGATAAGCCGACGGTGACCGTGACCGAGGTCGGTCACAACATCAGCGATGGGACCAGCGTCACGATTTCTGGCGCGGCGGCGATCGGTGGCGTCACGCCGAACGGCACGTTCGTCGTCACCAAGGTCGACGCGGACCATTACAAGTTCACTTTCGGCACCAATGCGACGTCGACGGCGACCGGCGGTGGCGCAGCAGTGGTCACGGCGGTTCCTTCAACGGGCGGGGGAGGGATGCAGTTTGCGCCCCAACGGTCCTTGCCGGCAGGATCGATCGATGGCACGGGCGGCGCTGGGTACGGGACTGGGGCCTATGACGTCGGCCGCTATTCGGAGCCTTCCACAGCCGACTACTTTCCCCGGACCTGGGCGTTCGGGGCGTTCGGTCAAAACCTGGTGGCCGCTCCTCGAGGCGGGACGATCTATGCGTGGACGAACAACACCGGCGTGTCCGCCGCGCCGCTGGTGAACGCGCCGCGCAACGTCTCACACATGCTGGTCTCGCCGCAGGAGATGGTCTTCGCGCTGGGCTGCAATGAAGAGGTCTCGGGCAGGTTCAACCCCCTTTGCATCCGCCACTCCGGCGTGCGCAAGAATACGGAATGGCGTACCGGGCCTAGCACCACGGCGCGCGAATATATCCTGCCCGGCGGCGGGCGGATCGTTGCTGGGCGCGTGATCGGTGCGTACTTGGTGGTCTGGACCAATCACAGCCTGTTCCTGGGGACCTATCTAGGTAATTTGGCGCAGCCGTGGCGGTTCGATCGCGTCGCCGACAAGTGTGGCCTGATCGGGCCGAATGCAGCGGTGGTGGTCGGTCAAGCCGCCTTTTGGATGGGCAATGACGGCCAATTCTATCGCTACGGCCTGGGAGGAACCGTCGATCCCATCCCGTGCGCGATCCGCGACGAGCTTTTCAACAATCTGACGCCAGCCCAGGCTGACAAGGTCGTGGCCTCGTCGATCTCACGATTTTCGGAGGTGCGGTGGGATTATCCCGACGCCCGCGATGGTGTCGAGAATAGCCGCTATGTGGCGCTCTCGCTCGCAGGCCAGGGGTGGTCACGCGGGAGGATGGCGAGGTCGGCGTTCATCGACGCCGGTCCCGCGGGCGATCCCATCGGCGTGACCCCTCAGGGCAATGTCTACTGGCACGAACGCGGCCAATCCGCTGACGGCCGGCCGCTGTCGTGGTCGATCGAGACCGCCGATCAGTATCTGAACGAGGAGCAGACGGCGCTGTTGCTGGGCATTTGGCCGGACGTGAAGAACCAGGTGGGACCGATCCTGGTGACGGCGATCAGCCGCCTCAAGCCCCAAGGCGACGAGAATGTCAAAGGACCGTTCGCCATGGCGACTGGAGATGACAAGGTCGATTTCCGGTGCTCGGGCCGCTTGTTCCGGTTGCGGTTCGAAGGTTCCTCGCTGCCGGCCTTCGCTCGGCTGGGCCAGGTTGCGGCGGACATCAGGCCTGCGGGCCGCCGTTGACCTGGCTCGACTGGCTGCGTCCCTCACTGGGCGAAACCAGCGAGGCGGAGCTACTTGATGAAATCGCCGCCGGCCGGGCGCAGCTCTGGCCGGGCGAGACAGCGGCCATGGTGACCCAATGCATCATCGAGGCCGACGGCCGTGCATTGCACGTCTGGCTCGCCGGCGGAGAGCTAAGCGGCGTGATGGCGCTCAAGCCGGGCGTCGAAGCCTGGGCTCGGGCCCAGGGGTGCAATTACGTGACCATCGACGGTCGACCCGGTTGGGCGCGGATCCTTCGCCGTCTTGGATATGTCCCGCACGAAGCAGGATTGAAGAGGATGCTCTAATGGGCAAACGCAAATCGACTAGCCAAACTACCCAGTCGAGTACGTCGGTGATGACTCCGAACAATCCGGAGTGGGTCACCTCGATGGCGCAGAATATCGGCGCTGGTATTCAGAAATTCGGCAACCAGGATCCTTATTCGTTAGTGGCTCCGGCGTCCGACCTGGAGAAGCAGGCTGCCGTAAGCGCAAGCAAGCTGGGGCAAGGGATCGGCGGTGATCCCAAGGGCGTGGGCGGCGATGACTGGTTCTCCAGTCTGCTGTCGCAATCGGCGCCGCAGGTCGCCTCGGCCAGCCTGCTCGACAACCTGCAATCCTACTACAATCCCTACCGCAATCAGGTCACGGACGCGGCGATGGCCGATTTCGAAGCTGATGCAGGCCGTACGCGAGCGGCCCAGGATCTCGCCCTGGCGGGCGAGGGGGCCTTCGGCGGTTCCGGCGCGGCTCTGACCAAGTCGTTGACGGAAG